GAATACATTCATGCTTTGGCAAAGTACAGAACTTGGGAGGCAATTAAAGGTGAAGAATGATGATGTAGAATCTCGCATGCGAGAACTTATGCAACCTATAGATCAACAAATCTATATGTGTGATAATCCAGAAGATATGTTAATGATTGCTTGTGCTATGTTGCAACGAGTTCGAGAAATTTTTGACGAAAATTTAGGTGAAGACGGTCGTAAACGAATGTTTAAGGACATGGTCTAATGACAACTGATTTAGAAAAGGCATTAAATGAAAAAAGAGCTCCGTGGACAGAAATTGAATTTAGAACAAAAGACTTTTGGATCTTCAGAGATGCTTATCCAGTTACCCAGGGGCATTTGTTATTTGTGCCTACCCAAGAGTCAAGTAACCATCTCTGGGAGTGTTACAAAGCAGCCTACAAATTCGGATTTGAAGGGGTCGAAGCAGAACGTTGGGATGGCTTTAACATCGGGCAGAACGTCGGCGAAACAGCTGGACAAACAGTAATGTATCCCCATATACATATGATTCCGCGTCGAAAAGGTGATATGGAAGATCCTCGAGGGGGCGTTAGACATGTTATACCAGAAAAAGGTAATTATCGTAAATGATTACTTTAGAAAAAACTTGGTGGACTAACATCTCTAATCCAGACCAGATTATAAAAGTTGATTGGAGTCACGGTATAAATGTTGCATACGGATGGAACGAAGCATGTGCTAAAGTATTATCAGTATTTGGATTGCCAGGTGAGAGATTCTACTACAGACCTAAAGAAGATTATATGATTTTTATTTTTAAATCAATAAAGGATGCAAAATTGTGTCGTATATTGTTAAGTGAGGTTATGTGACTAAAATAGGTATTGTCGGATTAGGCTTTGTCGGCGAAGCTGTACTTAATGCCTACGAAACTCTGTTTACTGACGTAGTTGTTGTGGATATTGATCCAAAAAAATCTACAGGAACGTATGCAGATTTGCAAGACTGCGAGGCTGTATTTGTATGTGTTCCTAGCCCTAGTAAAGATTCTGGCGAATGCGATACCAGTATACTAAACTCTGTACTGTATATGTTGCAGGATTATAAAAATGTAATCATCAGTAAGACCACTGCTACGCCGCAGTTCTACGAAAAGATGCAGGCAGTCTATCCTAATCTAGTACACATACCAGAGTTCTTAACTGCGGCTAACGCCAACGAAGATTATCTCAAAGAAATTAATGCTATTATAGGTGGTAAGATTGCTGCCTATAGAAATGAAGCTGAACGCATTATTAAACTAGTACAGCCCATAACAATGGTAGAGCACTGTAGTATAGGCGAAGCTGCCTTTGTCAAATATACAATTAACTGTTATCTAGCCACTAAAGTAGTGTTTATGAATGAGATGTCAGAGCTAGCAGTAGCACACGGATACCAGTGGGATTCTATTAGAATGTATCTGTCAGAAGACAACCGTATTGGGTTAAGCCATATGCAAGTGCCCGGACCAGACGGGCACTATGGATTTGGTGGTATGTGCTTTCCAAAAGATACTACAGCTTGGGCAAAGTATGCAGGCAAACTAGGCGTACAATTGAGCGTATTGAAGTCTGCAATAAAGAAAAATGTCCTATTTAGGTTGCAAAAACCTAAATAATCTAGTACAATGTACAATAGTCATCCACGACAATAACTCGGAGAATAATAAATTGACAAGAGAATTTACACCAGAACCTGCACTTAAATCTACACCAGAATTTAAAGCAGATGAATATGTAACTTTGAAAAAAGAAACAGGCCTAGACGCAATGGCAGGCGATGGCGGATATAAAGAAGGTACCTTAGCAGGTGCAATCCGCATGAAGATGAAACGTGAAGGCAAACGTTTTTGGGCAGGCGACAACATTAGTGAATACGTTCACTTTACAGATGTTGATAATCTAATCGACGAAGCAACAGTAGCATTTGAAAAAGTTCTTGATTCACTACTCATTGATCGTGAAACAGATCCAAACTCAAAAGGCACAGCACGTAGACTGGCTAAAATGTACTTTAATGAAATAATGGCAGGAAGATATGAAACACCACCAGACGCAACAGCATTTCCAAATGATTCGGCGGACCGTTACGAAGGTATGCTGGTTGTACGTAGTGAGTTGCGCAGTATGTGTAGCCATCATCACCAACCCGTTAGTGGCGTTGCTTATATTGGCATTATTGCTGCCAATAAACTTATTGGTTTATCTAAGTATACCCGCATTGCTCAATGGTGCGCCCGTCGAGGGACTCTCCAGGAGGAACTTTGTAACGACATTGCCCGCGAGATTAGCAAAGCTACTGATTCCGAAAACGTAGCAGTCTATGTACAGGCTGTGCATGGTTGCTGTGAGAATCGCGGCATTATGGCACACAGTAGTCTAACGCAGACTACTGTACTTAAAGGTACATTTAAAGATGATCCTCATACAAAGAAAGAATTCTTTGACAATATCAAACTACAACAAGAGTTTGCACCACGATGAGATACATTACCAACAAATTTGACAGCGTTCGTTTGCCAGTTGAAGAGGGATTGTTAGAGTGGTTGCAGGCAAAATACCCTGCATCAAAATACTTTATTAAGGAAATATGATGGATAAGTTTTTTGAATGGTTTGGTCGTAACCGTAAAACGATTGGCTATGTAGTTGGTGGTGCTAACCTAGGTTCAGGCATTGTACAAATTGCCAGTGGAAGTTTTTGGCCTGGCATAGTATGGTTAGTCTTGGGTGCATCAATAATTTTAGATACAAGGATGTTCAAATGAATGTATATGTAATCAAACCCCTAGAGAAAAAAAGTATTGTCTACCATGTAGAAATGTTCCGTAGTAATCCAGATGATAGTATTAGTTGGTTTAACATTGACGAAACATATCGTTGGGGTCAAGGCTTTATAGAAGGTGACTTGGACTGTAATCTTCCTTGGGAAGGTGACCCTGTTGCCTATGCTAGAACCGATTGTGGATGGGGTTGTGAATTCGATGACAGTATTAGTGTTGAGTGGGAATTCAGTGATGACATTAGCGAACTTGAGCAACAAGAAATCAAAGAATCATACTACGAAGGCGGTGCGGCATGGCTATTTGACGGTGAGCATGATTGGGGTGAAGAAGATTCCGCAGTACATATCATTGCACCATATCAAGTTAGTCTATGTGATGAAATAACAGGCGACGTTATTGAAGAAAATGTAAAACTAAAAACTCGCCCAACAGCTAGCAATAACTGGCCTTTTCCAAATTAAGGAATATTATGAATTCAGTAGACATGGCTAACAATTTAATATTTAGAGCAAAGCACTTAATTGAGTTTACTGTTACTACTGATGTTCCGGACAACTTCCGTTTTAATGGCGAGATTCCGTTTGACTTAGAGATCAAAGAGAATGTAATATATGCTAAAGTATGGGGTATCGATTTTAACGAAGCAGTATCTCGATTAAACGAATGGCTAGAGACTTGCAAATGAGTAAGAGACATTTATATAAAATGCAATGGTCACAGCCGTATGCTACATATATGCAACGTCCTTATCTACGTTCTCAACAAGAACAGTTAGAAAAATTAATAGAAGTTGTATTAGATCAAGGCAAGTTTGATGAAACTAAAGAAGTATTAGAAAGGATTATGAAATTATGAAATGGTTAAAGAAAGCATTATGGCGTTGGACCTATGAAGGCCGTGAGTTAGAAGAAGACAATAGTAAGGTATCTACCAGTAGACTAGTTAGTAGAGCCGAAGAGGCAGTGTGTGGTGATGAGCCAGTGTTAAACTTTAAAGTCTATTCAGCTGTAGGTGGCAAGGTTGTAGAGTTTAGACGCTATGATCGTAAGAGTGATCGTAATGACACTACTACTTACATTATAACTAATGATCAAGACTTTGGCGATCGTATTAGCAAGATTGCAACAATGGAAAAATTAAAATTATGAGCAAAATTAAAATTGCAGAGCTGTTTTACAGCATACAAGGTGAAGGACGCTACATGGGTGTCCCGTCTGTGTTTCTGCGCACATTCGGATGTAACTTTAAGTGTGCAGGTTTTGGTATGCCTCGTGGTGAAGTAAGTCACGAAGCAACCGACATTGCTGCCACACATACGTTGATTACACCGTTTACAAAATATGAAGACTTGCCCCTAGTCAGCACAGGCTGTGACAGCTATGCTAGTTGGCATCCAGACTTTAAAGAGTTGTCGCCTATGCTTACAAGTGATGCTATTGCAGATCGCATTTCAGAGATTATTCCACATGGCGAATGGAAGGACGAACATCTTGTTATTACAGGTGGTGAACCTTTACTAGGTTGGCAACGTGCTTATCCAGACTTATTAGACCATCCTAAGATGGCTGGCTTAAAAGAGATAACGTTTGAAACAAACGGTACTCAAAAGTTAACTCCAGAATTTGCAGCTTATCTGCATACTTGGAAATCACATCATGATCAAGACTTTTGGCGTGAGATTACATTTAGTGTAAGTGCCAAACTGCCATGTAGTGGTGAAAAATGGGAAGAAGCTATTCTACCAGAAGTAGTTTGTGAATACGAAGAGTATGGTACAGCATATTTAAAATTTGTTATTGCCGCTGAACAAGACTTTGCTGATGCCGAATGCGCGATTGCCGCTTATCGTAAGGCAGGATTTACGGGACACGTTTATCTAATGCCTGTGGGCGGAGTGGAAAGTGTTTATGCACTGAATAATCGTCGAGTAGCAGACTTAGCAATGAAGAATGGATTGCGCTACAGTGATAGATTGCAAGTGCCACTATTTAAAAATGAGTGGGGTACATGATGTTAAAGAAATTTATAAAAAAGATTACAGGTATTCAAGCAATTGAAGACATGAAAATTCAAGCAGAGGCAGAAGCTGTAAAGGCTGTTAAAGAAGCAGCCACAGCCAAAGCTGAAGCTGAAGCAGCCAAACTTGCGGAGGAAACAGCCAAGCTGAGCCCAAAAGAACGTGCAACTGCCCAAGGGATGCCTTATGTCACTGTTTTAGATACGCACGTAAATAAAGACAATGTTAGAAATGGCTTTTTTGAGCTTGACTGGAATGACCATTTTATAGTACAATTGAAACAAGCAGGATACGGCTTTGATGGCGATCCTGACGAAGAGATTGTAGATCGTTGGTTTAGAGATTTGGCAAGTAACATGCTTGCAGAAGCAGGACTTGATCCATCTAGACCGGCGGGCTATATTAATGTGGTTCCTATTGCAAAAGGCAAATCAGAAGTTTCATGACATATATTTTAGTTGATACTGCTAATACATTTTTCCGTGCTAGACACGTTGTTCGCGGTGACGCAGACATCAAACTAGGTATGGCCCTTCACATTACTTTTAACAGTATTAAAAAAGCGTGGAATGACTTTGGTGGTACTCATGTAGTATTCTGCTTAGAAGGTCGTAGCTGGCGTAAGGATTTTTATAAGCCTTATAAAGCCAATCGTGCAGAAACTCGTGCGGCTATGACTGTACGTGAACAAGAAGAAGATAAACTTTTTTGGGAAACGTTTGATGCGTTTAAAGAGTTTATTGAAACAAAGACTAACTGCACAGTCTTACAACATAAACAGCTAGAAGCAGATGATTTGATTGCTGGCTTCATCCAGATGCATCCTGATGCCGACCATGTGATCATCTCGACAGACAGCGACTTTCACCAGTTGATTGCTCCTAATGTTAAGCAATACAATGGTGTAGCAGATACGCTAACCACACATGAAGGTGTCTTTGACAAGAAAGGCAAAAGTGTAATTGATAAGAAAACTAAAGAAGCTGTTCCTGCACCTAATCCACAATGGATCTTATTTGAGAAATGTATGCGTGGCGACAGTAGCGATAATGTCTTTAGTGCTTATCCGGGCGTTCGTACTAAAGGTACAAAGAACAAAGTTGGCCTAACAGAAGCCTACGAAGATAAAGGTAAGAAGGGGTGGGCGTGGAACAACATGATGCTTCAGCGTT